CGGTTATCACAATGCCGATCGGGTTCGCTCGCAATGCGAGGTTGAGGATCCGCTGCCCGGCGGCCCATGCCAGAGTTGCGCCCCGCGCTATGCCCGACGCGGCCGTCGAGGCGATCGTCGCGGCCCGGTGCCGAATCGTGTCACCAGTCGACACGCGCATAACCGCCGACAATGCGCGATGCGTCGCGCCGTACGCACGCGTCGCCGCGTTCACGGCGACGACGGCACCCGCCAGCCCGACCGCGCCGACAATGAGAATCTGCACGAGCCGCGTGTTCTCGCCGACGAAGCCGGCCAACGTGCCCAATGCCTGCCCGACGAGCACAACAACCGGGAGCAGAGCCGTGCCAAGTGCGGCTTTCATGTTCTCCGCTTGCGCGGCCGCTATCTGCGACGCGCCGGCCGCCGAGCCGGCTTCGCGGGCGAACTGTCCTTGCGCGTTCGCGGTTTGCTCGGTGAGGATCGCGAGCGTCGCTTGTGTCTCGGCTTGCTTTCTGGCGTCGCCGGTGAGCTTGTCGAGACCTTCGGCGGCCAGCCTTGCCTGTATGTCGGCATCCTTGATTGACACGCCGTAACGCTCGATCGGGTCACGTTCGCCGCGCATGAGAGCCGACAACGCTTGCACGGCTTCGGCGGACGTTCCGCCGAAAGTGGCGGCCAGGTCGGCACCCTTGCGGATCAGGTCGTCGGTTGTGCCGACGAGCTCACCTTCGGAGACGCCGAGATTCCGCAACTGTGAGCCGAGCACGGCGGCGAGCTCGGAATACTCGGAGGTTGCCAAACCGACCGAGCCGGCGGCGTTACGGGCGAGCTTGTCGACCGCGCCGGCTTGCTGCTGAAACGCCGCCTCTACTGCGCCGGCGGCTTGCTGCTGACGTGACGCGGCGTCCTTCGTCGCGACGCCGAGCGCGACCGCGCCGGCGATAACCGCGAGCGCGGCCGTGTTCGCCCTACCTAATCCGCGTTCCCACTTGCCGGCCGCTTTCTCCGACTCGGCGAAACCTTTGTTCGCGTTGACCGCATCGGAGACGATTCGGATTGCCAGGACGGCCTTACCTGCCACGGTCTTTCCCCTCTCCGAATACTAGGTCGATTGCGGTTGCGATTACCCGGTCGTCGTCCTGGCGGAACCATATCTCCGGGTCGGTGCCGGTCGCGACGGCCAGAGCCGTCAAGAGGTAGCTTCGGTGTCCCGGTCGGTAGGGGGGACCTTCACGCCGCCTTTCTCGTCGCCGTCGTCGCCGTCGTCGTCGGCGACAGGCAGGCACTCCTGCACGGTCCGCTCGAAATCCTCGAACTTGACGTCGCCGATGATGCCTTCCCTCTTGCACGCGGACCATCCGATGAACGCGAGCCACAGATTCGCGCCCTTGCCTTTGTCGGCTTGCGGATCGGGCCAATCGTGTTTCCACGCCGTACGCTCGAATAGCGTCTGATCCGGGTTCAGCGTCTGAACGACGTGCTCGGAGCCGTCCGCCAGGACGACACGTAACACGGTGCGGCGTATCTCGGGCCGACCCTTCGAGGTTCCCTCGCTCATATTCCTTTCACCCTTCCGATAATGCGTTCGATCGCAGTCACAAACACTTGATACCAAACGGGTTCGGAGCGGACGGCGGCGTCAGTGCCGAACGTCTGAGCTCGAATGCCGCGTCGCGGCCATCCCCAATGAACCGGGTTGGCATACGGCACGGACGCGAAGCCGGCGCGGTAAATCGACGCGGTTTTCGTACCGGAGCCGCGTTGTGTGCCCGCCAGCCGGCCGGACCGCACCGGCGGCGACGCGGACCCGACGACGATCGCCGCGACTCGACTGTGGGCGGCTTTCAGGTCGGACATGTCGTCGCCGGCGCGGCGCAGCGTGCGGCGTAGCTCGCGGCCGCCCCGGACCTCGAGAACAGGCTTCGGCATGACGGGTCACGGAGTGATGTCCGCTAGGACAGGCTCGCCGACGAAATCCCACTCGAACTCGGACTCGGCGTCGGAGTCGACCTCCCCGCCGACGTCGACCGGCTCCACGGTGACGGTGCCGGTGATTTCGACGTCGGCGACCGTGTTCGGCACGTACCGGAAGTCGTGCTCTTCGCCCTTGCTCTCCCATGAGAACCGCACGAGCCCGGCGGCGTTCGCCAAGTCCTGCAGGACGGTCACGGAGATTGTCGCCGACCGCTTCGTCGCACCGACGACGGTTTCGCCGGTGAGAACCTTCCGATCGTCCTCCTTGTCTTTCGACCACGAGACGACGGCCGATAGCACTTGCGCGGAGAAATCGACCTCGGAGCCGACGTCGCCGACCGAGATTGTGCCCGGCCCGACCTTCACGGTTTCTACTGGCATTGCGGCACCCTTTCGTCACGTGACCTTTGTGCGGACCTTGAAACGGGTTGCCGGCAGCGGATTCCCGGACCCGACCGTTATCTCGATACCTTCCTCGCGGCCGTCCTCGCCGTCCGGGTCGAACACGGTTGACACGGCCGCGAAGAGCCCGTCGATGATGTCCAGAGCCCTCTGCGAGCCGACACGCGGCGCGACGCAATGCACGTTCCATTCGGCGATGTAGCCGTCGCCGGCGAGGAACTTGTGCTCGCGGTGGTCCAACTGAATCCACACACACGGCGGGTTGATTTCGTCGGGTTCGAGGGTCACACGGACGTCCGGATTAGCGGTCTTGATTTCGTCCCGGACGAACGCGGCCGCCTCACCGAGCGACGTCGCCGTCATAGCCGCTCACCCGACCCTAGGCGGCGCGTACACGCCGACCCGTAGCAGAGCGTCGACGTCGCCGTCACGGCGAGGGACGTAGACGGCGACGTCGGCGCCGAACGTGCCGACACCTTCCGGGGTCGCCTTCCGCTTGTACCAACGCGCCGCCAGAATCGTGCAACCAAGCACGAACTCGGCGTCGGCCGGGTCGGCCGGCGCGTGCGGAAGCCGGCTCGCCCACGCGTTAGTCGCGGCGACGGCGGCGTCGACGCGATCGTCCGGGTCAGCGGGCAGGGGGTCGAGCCCTACCTGCGCCCGGACCATCGCAACGGTTGTGTAATCGGTCACGGCGTGACTGCGGCCAACTGCAACGCAGTGGCGTCGTTGATGATCGTCGCGTAGTAGCCGAAGACACCGGCGTCGATGCCGCCGGCCACCATGTCGACGGCTTCGACGCGGATCGGGGTCGGCGAGAGCTCGTAGAACGTGGCGGCCTCGCGAGCTCCGACGAGAACCTGACCGTTGAGCGCGGTCGCCGGCAGCACGTTCAACCCGCCGACCTCCGACCCGTCCGGCCGCACGAGGTTGAGCCGGATCGGCAGATACGCCGGCGCGTTGTTGACCGTGATCGCCAGAGCGTCCGGGAGGAGATCCTTCCCGACGATCGCCCATTGCGGGATGACGTCATCGGGCAGCGCCAGAATGGCGGCGATGATGCCAGCCTGCATCGACGCGAACGGACCGCCGGCGACTGCGGTTGCGCCGGCTTCCAGGTCGGCCACCAGCGCGAGGTCGGAAAGCTTCGCGTAGCTCTCCGTCATGGCACGGTAATACGACTCGAAGAAACCGGAGTCGCCGAAATCGCGGAACTTCCGGTCGATGTCGTGAGCGCCGGCCAGCCGCTCGGCTTCGGCGGTCACCGTCTCAGTGGTCGCCGCGTTCGACGGGACGTCCGCCTTGTCACCGGAGTACGCGGCGACGGTCGGCTTCACAACCCAACGCCAGCCCTGCACGTTGTACCCGGTCAAGTCCTGGCGGGCGACGAGCGGCACAAAGCGACGCTGATAGGCGACGCCGGACCAGAGCTCGCCGGCGAACTGCGGCGCGGACGTCCACTCATTCGCCGTCTGAGTGATGTCGGAAAGCGCCGCTTCCATGTCCGCCGACAGCGGCTTACCGACCGCCTGTGCGGCCATTGCCTCGAAGAACGTCCGAAGCTTCGGCGCGTCCTTCGGCTTCGCCTTGCTGCGGCCGGTCGGAGCTCCCGCCGGCGCGGCCGCGCGGCGACGGTTACCCGGCCGGTCACGGCGGCCGGCCTTCATGGTCGTGTCTGCCACGGTGTCCCCTTCGGTGTCTGCGGCGTCGCCGCCGTCCTCGTCGCCGGCGTCGTCGCCGTCGCCGCCCTCGTCGCCGTCGAGCTCGTCGTCGCCGTCGAGCTCGTCGTCGCCGTGCTCTTCGCCCTCCTGATCGCCGTCGTCGCCGGCGGCCATTGCCCGCGCGTCGTCGTACGCCGGGAACGGGAGCAGAGCGACGGCGACGAGCTCGCCGGACTCCACCCACCCGCTACGGACGTCCATGTTCGCGAGCTCCACGGAGAACGCGTCCCGGAGCCCGTCGGCGCATTCCAAGTAGCACTCTTCGGCGAGCTCGGTCGTGCCCGGCCGGAATCCCATCGTGAGATGCCGCCGGGAGTCCTTCGCGAACTTCGCGACGGCGATCGGCTCGTCGCGGTTGTGACCCCGTGTGAGCTTCACACGGCCGATGTCGTCGGGCAGCGTCACAGCGCCGGGGCGGACACGGAGGACGCCGGCGTTCGTGCGGCCGGGCACGCCGTAGGGCAGCACGGGACCGCGTATCTCCCGATCGCCGTCGTCGCGGCCGGCTCGAACGGTCGCCGGGGCGGCCTCGAATGTGATCGTCGCGCGTCGCCTCTTCATACGTGTCAGTCCTCCGTGCTCGGGCCAGTCAGCGGCAACGCCGAACCGGCGATTGATTCCAGGTCGAAACCGATCCGGGTCCCGGCCGGCACAACGTCGTCCATCGAGAGCCGGGCAGCGATCGCGTCGAGGTACATGTTCAACCCGTAGTCGATCAATTGACCGTTGCGGCCTTCGGTTGTCTCGTAGGTCAATGAGCTCTTGTCGAGTGTCGCGTCGATGGTCGCGGCCGGCACCGAAGCCGACCGGGCGACGTCGACGGCGGCCGCGTTACGCGCGTCGATCAGAAACGCGCCCTCATGCTGACCGAGCGGCTTCGCGTTGATGCCCTTCGACGTGTACGCGACGCCGCCGTTCTCGCCGCGTCGAGCATCCGCCCACCGAGCCGTCAGACTGTCGATTTCGTCGTCGGTGAGTTGCGTTTCCCCTTCGTCGTGTAGGTCAATCTGCGGGGTCGGATTGTCACCGGCCAGACCGGCGGCCCGCATGAGCCGCGACGCGTGCCGGATCGCGGTCTGACCGAAGTTGAGCACGCCTTCATGCGGACCGGGAATCAAGATCACGTCGTCGTATGGGATGTCGTTATCGCCGAACTTGACCTCGCCGTCCTCGTCAAAGTGCCACCAGTCGATAGGCACGCGGGCGGCGTCGCGGACGTGCTGCCCGTCCTCGTAGCGGGCGACCGCCCACATCGACCAACCGGAGAACAGCACGTCGTCGATCGTCCAGAGCATCCGGTGAAACGGCGGCAGCATGGTCGGGACGTCGGTGCGGTACGTCCACGGCGGCTGCTCGGCGAGCTCGGTTTCGTCCTGATACGCCTTCAGCGGGGCCCGCGCGCCGAAGCCGCAGAGTATGTGCCGGCACCGCGCCATTGCCGGCACGGCCATTGCGTGAGCCCGCGAGAGCGGGACGACGGCGTTGTCGAAGATATCGGCGTAGACGATCGCCGTCAGCGTCGAGCTCTGAAACGGTGACCGGATCACCGGCGACGGCCGGCGGCGGGTAGTCGCCGGCTCGCGGGGGACGCCGAGACGCTCGGACTCCCTGACGAGCCGAAGCGCGCGACCGATACCCACGGGCGGCACGGTAGGACACGACACCGACAGCCGAACCGGCGACACGCCGGAAGATTTCCCGCCGAACGGGTCCGAGACCGCAAATCTTACGACCGCGGCCCGCAACTGCCCGAATGCTGAGACGGTCAGCGGCGGTCGCCGGCGAAGCGGACCTTCGCCTTCGGCACCGGGGCAGGCTTCGCCGGCGGGTGGTCGACTACCCATCTGGCGACGGTGCCGGCGCGAAGCGGAGTCACACCGTCAGACTGCCGCGCATCCCATATCCACGCCTCACCGAGCGGCTTCGGAACTGCGCCCTTGACGGCGACCTCGAACGGCTCCGACCCGTCGTGCGCCAGGCCGCCGGCCATGACGTCGAGTAGGAACGAACCGCACGCCGTCGTGTAGTCGGCGGTTGTGAGCTCGTGAACGTCGACGCCGGCGAGCCGAAGCCGGTCGGTGACCGACCGGACCTCGCCGCGACCATCGGCGGCGATCACGGTCGGGCGATGCTTGCCGACGTAGAACGGGACCCGTTCGAGGAGCCATGTCGCGTCGGCGGCGTGCTCGATCACAGACACGCACGGCCGGCCGGCGACGTCGCGCCACGATGCGACGATCGCGGCTTCGGATCGGTCCGGGGCGACGTCGTAGGCGAGCACGAGCCGGCCCGGCTCCGGGACGGTGAGCTCCGGGTCGACGCGGTTACGCCACGCCGCTACGTCGATCGGCGAGCGGCCAGTGTCGACCGGCCAACGGTTGAGATATGCGCGGTCGAAATCGGCGCGGCTTGTGAATGTCGTTATGGCGTCGGCGATGTCCTGCTCTTCGCACAGATACCCGATGCCGGGGTGGTATTTCCGCCACACGGCCGGGTCGTAACTGTCCAACCCTTCCGGGACGGACCACTCGAAATAGGCAATCCCGGCGTCGGGATTCGCGACGGCGGCGCGGCCAATGAGCATCCACGCGCGCATAAACGGCGAGTCGTGCTGCGGGTGACGGTTCGCGGCCGAATAGAGCCACAGTTGCCGATTCGGCAGCGTCAACTGCGCCGGCTTGATCGCGGCGACGAGCTCGTCGCCGGCTTCGGTACTCAGCGCCCAGATCTCATCGATGTCCACACGATGCAACGTCTCGGAGTGGACCGACGTCGACGTCGGCGCGAACGGGGCGATGGTCGAGTCGTTCGGGAAGGTGATCGCGGAGTCGCCGGCACCGTAACGGACGTGAGCGAACCGCCTCAGCGGCGAACCCTTGACCGCTTCGACGTTCTCCTTCCAGCGAAACCGGGCGATCTTCCCGGTCTGCGCCGTGTAGCG